CCAAAACCCAACAAGAGAATACCAAAAATTTTCATCGCCATAGATTTTATTACGAACCAAATCTTGTAATGCATGAAATGCGGGTATTGATAAATTTAAGTTTATTTTATTAAAAGGTAATAAATTATTTTTTTTCGCACCACTTTTGTTTACCCCCTTTATTGCTAGATAATTTTCAATATAATCATATATATTTCTCTGTAATCTTGGAATATAACCTTTTACAGAATATACTTTATTCCAATATAAATCTCTAAAACAATCTTCAGGGGTATTCGTTCCAAACTCATAATAATCGTAATTTTCTTCACAATTTATTACTTTTTTATCAACCACCGGCTTGGTATACTTATTTATTAAGTCCGGATTATTCGGTACAAGATACCTTGCCTTATGCGAACTTAAATTGTTAGCACCATTTTCATCAAGTGTTATTCTAAACCTAACTCTTGCCCTTGTCGGTATTCCTTTTGAAATGTCATTTGTTGGAACTATATTTCCCTTTTCATCGGTTCCAACATAATCAAGATTCATCGGTATCTGATAACACCATACACCATCACTATCAATCAACTGATTGCCCTTAATGGTATATTCTTCAACATCACCATCTACTGTTTTTCTAATCATTTCAATGTTACCCTTACTTACAGTAAGTTGGCTTGCTTCCCCAACACTAGCATCAGGTATACAATCATGACTAATGTAACTTGAGCCGTCATCAGTTATAACGGACCCCAAGAACACACAAGTGGTTTCAAACTTATATTCTAACGTTATATCCTTTCTTGTAATAGCTATTTCGTTAGAATCTTTATCTCCCCACAATGGATATACAGTAACAGATGTGCTCTGATTAAACAACTGAGGTAAATCGTCCAAATTGGTACTTTTCTTAAACTGCGTTGGACTTTCAAATAAATCAAGCGAATATCCTTTGTAAATGAAATCTCTTGGCTCTTGAGATAAAATTCCAATATCTGACAAATCAACGTCAACATGAAGCATTTGTTCTCCTGTAGGAACGCCAAATATCATATAATCTCCTGCGTTATTTGTTACTGTTGTATATTTGTAATATTTGTCATATATTTCAATAACCGAATCATTGTCAAGAACAAGTTGTTTTTTTGGAAATGAACCAACCGCTTGGTGGCATTCAAATTCTTTATAATTTGGCAACAAATTATATTTTACGTTTCTACTATCAGTATCATTAACAAAGTTATATGGATATACTGTTCTTATATATTGATTTAATTTATCTGCCTCAGATAAAGGTATAAATACAGAAACCTTTGCGTTTGGAATTCCAAACGCATCATTAGCAAGAACTCTACCAACTATAACACCATAGTCGGCAGAGTGAAGCTTGTATAAATTCTCCTGGCTTAATTCAAGAGAAAGTATTTCATATATGTCAACATCTTGTTTAAGACTTACGTTTAAGTATTGGTCAGCCCCAATGTTGGCTTTAATTGTGTAACTATTATTCATTCTTTATATCAACTTTGTTCTAACTTGAATATCACTGGATGGGTTATATATTTCAAAACAACTATTATAATCACTTAATAAAACGTGGTCAATAGAGTCCAAATCTATTTTAAATGAGTCAGCATTACTATCCACTTTAAATATTCCGCCTTCTTTTGACTCAGAATAAGGGCATTTATCTGAACTATATGCTCCATTATAAATGTTATATACTTCAAAATTAATCATTGATATTACTCCATCTATTAGCATTATTTCCTTTTCTAAATCGCCCACGAATATATTTTCTCCCATATCGTGTCTATCTATAGACATATATTCTTTAATCTTTTCAATAACATTAGTAATAACGGTAGGCACATCATAGGTTTTACTTACAAATATATCAACTGAAAAACCCAAATTGTATATTTTTCCGCTCCTGCATTCTATATAATCGCCAAGAGTTTTATAATGCGACATATATTCTTCTATATTTTCGACCAATGTTTCAGGTAATGCTTTTACAAGTTTTCCATTGGCGTTCATACCAAGCATACTAATTACTATTTTGTTATTTTCTTCAATTGCAGAAACCCTATACGGCGCTCCATATTTAGGGGGCATCATCATCAGCCTATATTTATAGTCCTTTACAGTAATACATCTTTCTTGAGAAGCATTATTGTATTTTGTAAGATATTTTATTTCTTCTGTTGATGGTGCGTCTTTTCCTGCAACAGCAGTACTTGTATTTGTAACGCTTAATGAATTTAAAATACTTCCCCTAATGTTGGCAACAGATGTATCGGTCGTAGCGTTTTGCTTAAATTCAGCAACTGTAAGCGAAATAGAATTAATCGCTCCAACTCCTATGTTGCTTGACACACCTCCACCTACTCTATATAACACAAACATTGTCCAACCTTCTCTAGGTAACACACCAAGCATATCATTATTAATAATATTTGACATTATTCTTTCAGAAAACTTGGTTTTAACTTTTGGTAATTCATCATATAAAACGCCACTACCAAAAATAAGTTTTATATATCCATTATCTGTATATTCAGTGATAAATTTTTGTGTTATTGGCTTCCACTTACCTCTATAATATCTTGTGGTTCTTATTGAGCTTCCATTGTCATCTGTTTCGGTATAATCATCATACATTTCTGGGTTGAAATAATCCTGTAATATGCCATTATCTATTTTTACTTCGGACATAAACCTATATTGTTCAGCCAAAGAATCCACCTCAAAAAATCTAAATGTATCAGCAGCTTCTGATGTCATTTTATATTGTTCCGAATCAACATAAAACTCAGAAATTTCTGGGTCATTCTGAAAATTAGATGTTTCTTTAAAAATTACAGATTCAATATTCATAACATTCTTTTCAGGCAGTACAATTTCCATAAAAGGCTTTAAATCTTGTTTTAATATCACCTTTTTATATATTCTTGTGCTACCATTTACAGCTAATGTGCTTTTTGTTACCGTGTATGCAGTTACAATACCATTAGTGTTTCTAAGTGGAACAAACGTTCTATTAGAATATCCATTTTTATTAAATTGTTCACTAAAATCAACATCTTCATATAATTGAAAATTAAGATTTCCGGCCGATACAACAGTACTTTTCTTAACTATTGGGGCATAATTCCAATCTGGAGAAGATATGTTACCAGTAGTAGTATCTCCTACCGGTAACACACAGCTTAATTCAATCTCACACATACTTGCCTTTGGACCAGGAACCTTTAAACCATTTGTACGGGCAATATTTAGAACGGTGCTTTTTAACTTAGCACTATTCACGTTTGTCTCTTGATACATACGGTCAATATGGTATGATAAGTTATCTCCAACAGAAGATACCAAATCAATAAACCAAGACCCAACACTTGAGTCGTTAAAACTATCTGATAGTTCAGGATAATACTTATTACTGAACTTTATTAACTCAGATTTATAATCATCAAAATTTCTAGCTAAAAAATTTATTCCTTTTTCCATTACAATTGTGCAATTATACTGTCATTAGTTAATTTATTTCCTTCTTTTACAGAATAATCCATCCTCACAAATATCTCAGCTCTCTCATCATTGCTCTGAACGACCCTTATATCATTCATTATACAATTTGGAACATACCTTTGCACGGATGCAACTATCTCATTCTTAACACTTTCCCATGTTTCAGAGTCATTTGGGCTGAATATATATTTAATTAAATCTGTACCAAACTCAGGATTTCTTATTCTTTGACCCTTTGGGGTGAATATCACATGCATTATCTGACTCCTAACCTTATCCTTCTCAGTCATATTAACATCACAAAAGAAGTTCTGATAATCATTAGTAGTGAAAGGAAATTTTATGTTAAAATACTGCCTTTTTGCCATCG